TGGAGTAATGACCCCAGTATATCAAGGAGCATAATGTATCACATTTTATTCACATCAGTAGTAGCACTTTACATCGTTACAGGTGTAGGTAACATAGCATTCGCCTAGAGCGAAAGGTCTTTATACGCACTAGTATCACTAGTCACTTTTAACCCTCAATCTAAAAAGGAGAAAATGAAAAAATTATTTTTTAGTCCATACTATCCACTTATAGAGTTTGGATTTTTTGTTGTCGTAGGAACAGCAGCAGGCATGGCAGGTTTAGTATGAAACCTTTTCCATTCAAATATGTTCCATATTGGTTCATGACATCCGTAGTTCTTGCCACATTGCAAAGTATTAGTTAGTATGTCAGAAGATGATAAATAGTTGGACATAATGATATAGTTATGGCTGACGAAATTAAAGAAGAAAAGAAAGAGGAACCGAAAAAGAAAGGTTTCTTTAGTAAATTAAAAGAGGCATCCGAAGATAAAGAGGAACAGATGATGATCCTCTCAACATTCGTGAGATTGGGCATTCTTGTTTGGAGTGGAGCAATACTCACACTTGCCTACGTTGAGTTACCAGAAGCTCTGAAGATACCAAAACAAGATCTGGATCCGACATTCATAGCATCAGTTTTTACAGGCGTGCTGGCCACATTTGGCGTTACGACATCTAAGAGAGGATCTCAGGGTGGTGGTGCTAACGGTGGTGTAAGTAAAGGAGATATGGAGAAGTTAATCGCAGCTGCATCACAAACTGCCCCTGCACAAACGATTCGTATTGAACAAGCACCAGTACAAATTGTACCTAACAAAAAAGATTAATTGATTTCTAATTATGAACAAATGGATTGGAATTAGCCTAGGAACAATCTTAGGTGTATCCCATATTGGGATGATAGGATTACTTGCAACAAGAAATAATAACAAACTACCAGCGTTAAACATTCCTGTAACGCCATATAGTTCTTATGTTGCATCAGTAAGTGAAGATGGATATAAGATATCGTACTCAGCAAATGATCCTAAAGTAATGATTACTACGGAGGATGTGGTAAAACCATCTGGGTTTCTGGGTCTTAGTAAAAAGAAAACTCAAAGAGTTGTTGAATACACGATGGATGGTGCAGAACATCACGGTGGGCCAGTATCATCCCCAACAGCATGGATTGATCCGTCTGCTCAAGGAACAGGACAAGGGCCAAGTGACAAAACCATCGCCTGCATCAAAGCAGTTGGATCAGCAGAAGGAACAGGACGTTTGGTTGGCACTAGTGTTGGTGCTGCTGCCGCTCCTACTGTTAGTGGGATTCCTTTTGTTGGCTGGGTGGTTGCTGGTTGGGTAGCGATGTTTGGTGGGGAACAGGGTGCTGAGATCGGTGGTAATATGGCACAAGATCTTAACAAGAATTGTTAGTGATCCCTCATATTCATGCGTATTTTTACTTAGTATGTTATAATAAATATTAATGTACTGGAATTGAAACTATCATGCACCACTACGAACTAGGTTGGCACGATCAAAAAAATGAACACCATGAAATTGGTGAATACGCTGATGACGCATTTGAAGCAGTAAGACATGCAAGAGAGGATGTTCCGTATCTACACGAACATCCTTTTTCTTTAGAGTATATTAAGGAGATCAAATGAACGGCAGACTTTCCAAGGTTGATATGACCGATAAACTTTTTAAACTTAAAAGAGAACTTGATTATAAATGTGAGATTGGAGAGATGGGAGAATGGGAATGTGTGGGAGCTAAAAAATATCTTAATAAAACATTTGACGCATTAGATGAGTTCTGGCAATGAAAGACTTACCAATTAAATCAACAACAATAATTTTTGGAACTATTGCAATCGCAGTTATCTTTTCAATTAATTACGCATACGTTGTATGAATACAATACCAAGATGGTTTTACTATACTGTGATTAGTATGGGCATTATGGTATTTGTTGCATTTGGTCTCATTCTTTTAGGTTCTCTTTAGATTTTGATATAAATATTTTTGATATCATTTACTAAAGTTAAATGAAAAGGAATGTTAATATCGGATCATCACTTTCTCTACCAAGTTTTGCTCTGTGGTTTCTTTTTGGAGCATGGGTTGGTAGTATTTTCTTAGTTATTATGACACTTATTGCAAATGCAAACTGAATATGAAAAGAAAGCTCTTGATCCTTGTTGGCAAAGACATCAGGAACTAATCAGTGTGTTTCTACTAGACTCACACAACACAAGTTATTTTTGGAAAAAGGAAGACGGATCATATTACTGGCAACATAGTCGCAAGGAATTTGACGACGACCTTTTTGTCGATGCCGATGGTGTTCAATTAGATTTGTTTGGAAAACCTGACCTATCTAAGGAGTTCATTATGAAGTCAATTTTAAACGTATAAATTATAGTAATAGTACTCATTAGTTTATGTTATCAACACAATATCGTTTGCGTCTTGAGGGTATTTGCACCAAGATTGCAAACGGTGCTGACGTTCCTCTAGAGGATATGATTTGGGCAAATAAATTATCCAAAGCAAACACAACTGCCAGAGGTATGTTGCGACAAGCAAGAAGAGTTAGTTTAAATCCAGAAGATGATTTTTTTAACGGTCTTAATCTCGGAGACCCTGATCCCTCCTCACATAAAACAGGATTCGATGACGTAGATGACATAGCAGACTGGTTTCATCAAGATAGATGTGATGACTGGAGACAAAGAGATTGATAGTACATGCAATATTATATGTAACCATATTCATATTGTTGATTCTAGCATTCGGATTTTTTGACCCATGATAGTTTGGTCTGTTAATATCATGGTAGCTTTACTTGTGATAATTGTATCGTGGTACATATACTATATACTAAGAATGTCATATAAGGAGATGGATAATGGGATCGATGACCCCACCAAGTAGGAAGAGTTGCTACAACTTCCGAGTGATAGAAATTAACAAAGTGGTTGATGGTGACACAATTGATGTTACAATAGACTTAGGATTTGACTTATATAAAAAAGAAAGAGTCCGTGTAGCTGGTGTGGATACACCAGAAAAAAGAACAAGAAATTTAGAGGAGAAGGCTCTTGGAATCGATGCGACAAATTGGCTCAAGGATAAGCTTGAAGGTGCTATTACTGGTGATGATGATCTCGTTATCCGCACTGAGTTGGATGGGGGTGTCGGGAAATACGGGCGCCTTCTTGGCTGGTTATACATTGGGGATAGCAATGTCTCTCTCAATGAAGAAATGATTGGAGAGGGTTATGCCTGGCCATATGATGGTGGTACAAAACAAAAGGACTTTGAAGAATTAAGAGAACTTCGGAGAGCTCGTGGGACACTCATTGAATAATGGTTTATGTCCAGAGTGTGATGCACACTGGATAGATGGGCAGTTATACTGGTCAAATGGAAAGGAGGGTTGCCCTCATGATCTGGCTGGGTTAGTATGTAATCAGATATTTAAATACAAAAGTGGAGTGGTCAAATGTATCAATCCATGTATAGGTTCTGATAGCGGACAAACATGGAAGCATCGAACCGATCTAAATAATGACAACAATTAAAAATTATGTTACAGAAAATTGTAAATGGAATCGCTATTGTTAGTGGTGTTGTATCTCTCGCCGTCGTGGGTACTGTTGGTTATGTATATGTACGGAAGTTTTAAATTATGTTTGCAGTATTAAATGTAGTTGATGCATGGAATGAAATCTCATGGGTAGATGCAATTCCATTTACACTAGTTCTCATTGGTCTGTATTGGGTTAAGGTTAAAATTGATTCTTCTGCTGGTCTCGGTAGAAAGAAAAGAAGAGAACTTAAGAATGTAATAAAGGAGGCAATCCTTGAGTCAAGAGTCGATACCTGAGATAAATGTGTCTGGTGTTCATATTAATCACATCAGACCTTGGTTGATACAACCAACGACTATCCAAGACATATATGTGCCAGTCACATTACAACTTGGTTTTCCTATCGTGGATATGCCAGGTTGTGTTGAGATGCATAGAGATAATAAAAATCATATATCAGGACTTCCCTTTGATAAAGATCTTGTCAATCAAGATCCAAAGGGAAGTTTTACTTTATGCCCGAACGGTGAGTATCCATCATTCAATGCAATGGATTATGAACCAGAACAATTAATAATTACAAAAGAAACACCGCCACCACCGATTGCACCACCACCAGAAGTTGATGCACCCGAAGTGCCTGACACTGGCGATCTTGGTGGAACAGAAGAAGTTCCTTGTCCTGGCCCTGCACAACTTCGTGTGGGTGATGTTACTCAGTCAGGTGATGAGAGAGTGGTGGGTCATCGTCTTCTTGAAGATGGTAAAACCTGTGAGACATTATATGAACCAACTACACCATTAGAAAAATATGTGCCGCCTATAAATCAAATAACATCTGTGAGTGCATTGGCAGTTGTAGCCACAGCAGGTGCTGCCGCCACACCATTGTTAATCAGAGTTATTAAACCACTCATCAAAAAAATATGGACTACGGTTCAAAAGAAATTAGGAAAAGGAAAGAAGAAAGATAAACTTACCTCAGATCAGATCTTGAAGAAAAATGGAATGAAGAAATTAAGGATTACCGATTGACATCTCTTCTAAGTCAGTTGATTTTCCATTTGCATGAACGTGTTTGACAGGAGGAATTGTGTGTGAGTGATTTGGTAATGTGCCTGGCGGATTCGTTAGGACAACATCAGCACATACTTTTGCATATTGTGATTTAGGATGAAACATGATGCCCGCCTTCATGAGTTCGCCGCAATTTTTTAGTCTTGCAATCTCAAAG